TTTAATTATCAAAAAGAAAAATCAATCGCTATTGGACGCAACGCCGGTTATGACTACCAAAACAATCATTGTGTTGCTATTGGTAACGATGCAGGAAAAACTTGGCAAAATGCTTATACAGTCGCTATTGGTGCCAATGCAGGTGAACTTTATCAAAATACTGAAGCAGTCGCTATTGGCACCAGTGCGGGTGAAAGTTATCAAGATACTCAATCAGTCGCTATTGGTTACCTGTCAGGTCGAAGTTATCAAGGTTCTTCTGCTGTTGCTATTGGACGCAACGCAGGTAATCAATCTCAAAACAATCATTGTGTAGCTATTGGTAACGATGCAGGTAAACATTATCAAACTTCTTATGCTGTCGCTATTGGTAAAGATGCTGGTCAAACCGGACAAGGTTCTTCTGCTATTGCTATTGGTGCCAGTGCAGGTGAAACTTCTCAGGAAGACAACACTATAGTATTAAATGCAACTGGATCAGCTTTAGATGGTTCCTCGAATGCCAACGCGACCTACATTAAACCCATCCGGGTAGAGGAATTTGCCAACGTTTTGACTTATGACTCGGCTACAGGAGAATTGGGACAGAAAAATGGAAATTATTTTTCAGATAAAGTTGGTATTGGGACTGATGATCCCCAACGACAGCTTCATTTGCAAACAGATTCAGGAGACGGAAGTAGTGCTAAAATACTTATCGAAAATACAGACATTAGTTCTTTAACGTCTGGTAGTTCTGCGCTTAGTTTTAGGAACACATCCAGTGGCACTGGCGCCTCAGCTTTTAACGAGGTAGGATGGGTGGGGGTGAATACTATTACAAATGATAACAGCACGTTCACAAATGAACTAAAACTTTGGCATATGGTAAACGGAACACTCACAAATACATTATTACTTAACCAATATGGTAATGTAATCGTTACTAATGGTTTGAACCTCGCAAACCTACCAACCTCTGCTGCCGGTCTGTCAACTGGCGACGTCTGGAGCGATAGCGGCACTTTGAAAATTGCTTAAACAAATAAATACTTCATACAAGATTCCACGTGGAATCTTCAAATGACGACGCCTGGGCACTTGCTACTCAAGGAGGATGCGTTTATATTAAAAAAAAACATGCTATTAAATAATATATATATAAATGAATAATTTATTAATTATAAGTTGTATATTTGGAAAACAATTTAAATATGTTCATCCATCTCCTGATAACAAAAATAGTTATTTTTTTACTAATAATAAGGAACTAAAAGGTGAAATTATAAATAAAGGGTGGAATTATGTTTATGTAAATAAAGTATTAAGCGATGACATTATAATATCATCATTACAATCTAAATATATCAAGTTTTTAAAATTTTTAGACAATTTTCCACAATTTCAAAATGCAAAAACAATAATATATTTTGATCATAAAGAAAATGTGTCTTCTGCTTCAATAGACGAAATAAAATTATTAATAAATAATAATGTTGACAAATCATTAATAATTAGACAGACACCTTCAAATAAAACGAGTGTATATGATGAAATTAAAGCAGCGATGGGTCAATCAAGATATGTAAAAAATATGGATAAAACAAAAAATTTTATTAAGGATATTATAGCAACTAAAGAATTTGATGAAAATGTTAGAATATGTAACACGGGATTACTAATATTTATTAATAAAGAAGAAATTAAAGAATTACTTAATAATGTTTATAAAAAATGTATTGAACATCAACAACCAGAATGTCAAATTTATTGGAGTATATTTTCACAAAAACATAAAGATAAAATAAAGGAAATAAAATGGACTGATATTAAAAAGATTAAAAGAGAAGAACCTAAATAATATATAAAGTCGGCGTTTTAAATGTTCAAAGGTGTAAAAAAAAACATGCTAACTTCAATCATCAGCATGGAACTCGTGTTTCAATAACAACAAGGACGATAAAAAAAAAGATATATTAATTATAAGAATGGATAGAATTATTTGGGTAGCTATTTTTGTAATAGTACTGTTTGTATTGACTTATGATCCAAATACAAAAACTCTCGAGAAATATATAATGGTAGACCCGATTCAGCGGGTCAAAGAAAACAAAGGTAAGTTATGTTGTGGTTCCAATGATTACCGTGCAGACCATCCTCAGCAGTGTGAAAATGCTTACTACAGGGGAGTTCAATTTGCCAATTTAGATATTGGTTGCCCACCAAAATCAAATTTAGTTGCGAAAGGTGAAACTCTCCCGGACTCGCGCGTAAATTAGGTAGTTAAAAAGATAATTAAGAATATTAGATATAAGCGAAAATGGTAGACTTTAACAAGGAAACGATGATGATTGCTGCGGTCATAGTTGCTTTAATTGCAACAGTATACATGTACAAAGAACTTCAAAAAACTAAACAAGATGTTGAAGCAGTGCGAACTGCTTCAACAGGTTTTACCAATCAAATTTCAACACTTGCTCGTGCACTTGCCAATGACGTATCTAAGCCACAGGAAGAAGAAGTAGTAGTAGAAAAAAAGAAGGTGTTGTAAAACCTGAATAATAATTTTGTTGAATAAATAGTAGAATAGGATTTTACCTATGTTATTAAAACAACAAGAAAAACATAAAGCAATTGCAATACCTGTGTCATTTACAGATGGCAAGTTGAGATTTTTAACTGTAAGGGACCGCCAGTTTAAAGAATGGATATTTGTAACGGGTGGGTGCAGAAAACGAGAGGTTTTCAATCCGATAAAATGCGCACTACGAGAACTCGAAGAGGAGACTCGTGGTGTAGTAATTCTTAAAAAAGGACATTACTCAACGTTTAAATTCTATTCTAAAAATAGGTCACCAGAGGAATTAGAAAAAGATAAGAAAAATGGCGTTGATATAACTTCGGTATATCATGTCTTTATTTTTATTTTTAATATTCCTAAGACGGTTCAGCAAAATATCATCACTAAATTTTATTATGAAAAAAACAAAACAGAAGAGAGAAAGAGAAATAAACTTCCAATAAAAAGAACTTTTGATGAAAATGATTTCATTAGTTTTGATACATTGGAAGAATTTAATAGTAAAAATAGATGGTCTTTGATTGTTGATAATATTGTCAACAATCCAAGGTTTCAGGACGCACTTCATTCGTCAAATCGCCATACTTTTAATATAAAATAATACTAAAATGAAAAATAAACAATATTTTATTAAGCAGTTGTGCAAACTTCGAAATTTAGATCCTGACTCTGAAGAAGCTAAGTCAATGAAAGATATGAAAGTAGTCGATTTGCTTATAGCAATAAAAGAAGCTTCCCCGGATAAAAGCGTCAAAGTTGTTCCTGGTAAAACAGAACATGTAGTAGATAGTGATGATTTTTCTTCAAGAGCAGGATGCCGTTTTTAATTAAAGCTTTTTAAATTTTTTTTTAATAACTTAAAATTTAAAAACCTTATTTACACAAGTAAGTATCATCATGTTAAAAACTTGGTGTAAACAAAATCGGTATAATAATAACTCCAATTTGTCTCATGTTTTGATGGATGGGGGTGTTCTGTCGGTTCCGTTTGATAAGCTAAATGATTTCTATAAAGTTTATATCAAAGATGTTTTAGCCGGTCAAAAGTTATATGTTGTTGAACAAAAAACTGAACCATTTAATTTTTTTGTTGATTTGGATTACAAAGATACAGATCCACTTACGTTAGAACAAATAGAATCGATTGTAAAAATAATTTGTGACAAAGTCGAAACATTTTCAGAAAATTCAAGTGCTCTCGTTTCCATTGCTAAACCAAAAGAAAAAGATGGACAGATAAAATCAGGTGTTCATATCAATTGGGAAAATTTTACAATTGATTGTGAAAATGCAAATTATTTAATGAAACATATAATTTCTATATTGTCTAAAATTTATTCACAAAAGGATTGGAATAATATTATTGATTCATCTGTTTACGGGGATCCAGAAAAGAATACACAAGGGAGTGGATTTCGTATTCCTTGGTCGTATAAAAAAGGAAAACATGAATATTGCAAAGGGAAAGGTTGTGTAGGATGTAACAACACTGGCAAAATAACGGAAGGAGTGTATTTGCCAGTATTTATGTACGAAAACAAAAAACTGACCAAAACTGACCAAGAACCAACACTAGAAAAACTATGGATGGCGACTGTTCGTTCAAACAAAACATTGGAAGACGTGGTAAAAATTCCATTTATTGGTGGCGCACCTTTGGTTGTAAAAAATCATCCACCAAAGAATTCTATTCAAGATCCTGTACTTGCTGCCTATGTACAAACTTTCATTCGACAAAATTTAGAAGGACAAAAAAATTCAAGGGTTTTGGGAATATCAAAAACAAAAAAGAAAGATATGTATGCAGTTCAAACAGATTCTAAATATTGTGAAAATCTACGAAGAAATCATAGTTCTAATCATGTTTGGTTTGTGATTGATGATGGTCGTATTGCTCAGAAGTGTTTCTGTACATGCCAAACAGAAGAAGGTAGAAAGAAGGGGATGTGTAAACATCATACAGGAAGACATCATATGCTAAACAAAAAAATTGAAGAAATTTTGTATCCAAATAAAAAATTATCAAATAATAGAAAGTTGGCGCTATGTCCCTCATTATCATTGTATTAGCTATTTTTTTTGTATTAATGTTATACTCACCAAGTGTAAAAAAAGTAAATAGAAGCCAAGAATTAGAAGATTTAAAATATAAGGTTCATGAATATTCTGGACTTCATCCTTCATCTTATTTAAGTTTTGAAAATAACTTGGAACTCATGGAAACAGAATTGGAAAAATTAAATTCACCAATGGCTGAATATTATCTTGAAAAAGCAGTAGAAAATATCGAGGATTTATCTCTTTACACCACAGGTTCAAATACAGAAATTATAGATGACTTGATGAGAATATCCAAACAAATTGGAATGGAAGCAGAAAAAATAATAATGGAAGTTGCTTTATTTAAAAAGAATCAATTTAGACCAAAATATTTAAATAATTTAAATGATACAACGAAATACTATCCAGGTTTATTAACAGATATAATTGGTGATGATACATATCGTTCATTTACACAATATACTTAAACAATATAAGCATTTATTAATTAATAAAAATGCAACAACAACCCCGTCGTTCATGTCGTATTACTAAAAAACCAGTTCGTTATGAGCCAGTTGAACAAGTTACAGATGATTTTGATAATGATGAGTATAGTTCAGACTCAGATGATTCGAATTCAGAATGTGATTCGGTAGTAACAGAGTCTACGTATTTGTCAGACGATGAAGATGAACACACTGAACAGGGAAATCTGAAAGGATTTGTAGTGGAATCTGATGAGGAATCAGAATCAGAATCAGAGCCAGAGCCAGAGCCAGAGCCAGAGCCAGAGCCAGAGCCAAAGAAAAAACGAAAATACGTTAGAAAAAATAAAAATGCGATTAAAGATAGAGATATTAATATAGATATTTAAGTAATAATGGAAACTGATATCCGCCCTATTGATGATGCTAATTTAATGCCAGCACCTCAACAGCATCAAATGAGAAATACTCGTGGTCACCAGCACCACATAGAGGAAGAGGAAGATGACGACGAATCAATTAGACAAACTCCTATTTATTTACCTCCCCCTCCCCAACAACCATATCATTTTGATAAAAAAACTCAAGATTTATTTGGAGAAATTGATAAAACAACATATATTATTATTTTTGTGGCCTTTATATTAGGATTTTTCATGGGTAAAACTATGCAACCAGTAATTTTACGTCCAACATAAAAAAAAATAACAGGATGTGAATTTTTTTTTGTATTACAGGACAATGAATGTGTGGAGTTTTCTAATAATCATAGATAGCTAAATTTTCGGGATCAGTAACTTCATATCCTACAAAATTCCCTATTTCACCGGTTGGTTCTGTGAATACCCTGTGACTGTAGATTGCTGGTTCTTTTTTAATCAATCGAAAAAGTTGTGAAGCTGTTAGGTCTTTGTCCTCTCTGAATTTATACATTCTGTAAAATGCATAAACTAAGATGGCAACTAATGCTAATGTTATTATATTTAATATAATCGAAATCATTATTTAATTTACTCCAAGTTTTTAATTTCCTCCTCGGTTTCTCGCTGCGCTTGTCGTTCTTTTACCTCCTCTGCTACAATCTCATCTGCTTTTTTAATCAACTCTTCAATGTCAGCATCCGGTTTCTCCTGAACGAGACGCTCAAGTATGTCAGCCGGGTGACTAATTGGAGCCTCGTCTGGCTTGTTGTAAAACTTGGAGTTTTCGTCACCTGGCTTGATATAAGCCATCTCCTCTTTTGGATTCTTAACTTCCATCATGTCACGCTTACGCGTCTCAAACATCTGAGCAGCCTGCTTCTGGTTTTCACGATAGCCAGTCATGATTTCCTCAAGTTTGTCATCATTGTAGTGAACATCATCGATTTTTGTGTTGTCCGGTGGGATGAGAAGCCACTTGTACATGTCTACTACATAAATGTCAAATGTTGAATCTTCCTTCTGGAGACGTTTCGCATGAGCAGCAGCTTCTGTGTTTGTATTAAAACACCCACGAATCTTAATCCCGAATTTATCACATTTCTGGGGAGCTTCTGGGCCTACAATAGACAGACAAGCAAACAGCTGACCGGGGACAGTGGTGTAATCTTGTTCAAGAGTAGGCATTGTTATATACTATAGTATGTACTAAAATCTTTAAGTTGAATTACAGTTTTTTAACATTTACATTATTGAAGTTAATAACACCAAGTTCGGCAAGTGAACCATTGGAAAGTTTAACTGGGTATACTCCATGACTACCGGGACCTGCCCCCCATGTACCATTACTAAGTCCTGTTCTGCTGTTTTTTAAATTATTTTTAATGGATTTCACGTTTGGAAATTGGGTGGATGGCTCAAGCACATACCGAACAGTTCCATTCTTGTAATTTTTGACGGGTGGTACAAAACCAAGGTTGCCATAGGCATAGAGATTTTCGAGATAGGTTGTGTATCTGTTTTCATTTCCCATATAATTGGAAATTTCTTTCTTTGTTGGTACTTTTGTTTTTCTTAAAATGTTTTTATTCGCTTCCGTGAATAAAGGATTACCATTTAAGTTCACATTGTTTAATCTATTATTATTTCGTGTATTTTTCAGTTTAAATTTCAAAGCAACTAAAAATTTACCTTTGTTTGTGTTAGCCGCAGTTGGTTTAAGACCACGACGGGCGCCTCTCTTAACACCTTTATTTGAACGTGTTTTACGAACTTTTTTCACCGGAGAAGCCGCCGTAACTGTGGCTTTAGCTTTACGCACAGGTTTTTTTCTGCAAAATGTAGTACCAGTTTTTCTGGTAACCAAAGTGTGCGCGGGCGGTTCATACTGAGAACATGGTGGAGCTTTGGGCATTTTTTTTAATATACAATTATTAAATATTTTTTTTTTTCATAAAGACAATTAAAGATTATTCGCGTTATATAACTATAAATATGACAATGGAAGACATACGTAAACTGCACAATCTTGCAAAGCGTTCTCTCATCCAACAGACGACAAACCCGGGATTTCGTGTGTTGGATGTAGGCTGTGGTTTTGGTGGTGACTTGCAAAAATGGAGTCATGCTGGGAAAGGAAATATTAAAATTGATATGTGTGACCCAAACAAAGAAGCAATTCAAGAAGCTAAAAAGCGCGCAAAAGGATTAAATATGGAAAACGTGAGATTTTATGAAGGCGATATTTCTGTGTGTCCTCGATTTAAATATGACATTATTTGTTTTAATTTTTCAATGCAATATATTTTCAAGTCGCATCATTTATTTATGCAAACTATTAACCATATTCGCACAAGAATCAAAAAAGGTGGAAAACTTATTGGATCTATACCAGATTCTGAAAAAATCTTAATGCTTCAAGATGGAAGTTTTGATGACACACTGGGTAACTATATGAGGAGAAACACACAACAGACAGGGTATGGCAATTTTGGAGAGGAGATTCATATGTATCTATCAGACACACCATATTACAAAGAAGGCAAATCAATACCAGAACCAATCGCATACAAGGATTTACTGGTTACATATTTGGAAGAAATTGATATAGTTTTAGACGTTTGGAAAACATTAATTGATGAGCAGGAAAATTGTCCAGAATTGTCAAAACTATACAGTCAATTTATTTTTGTTTCTAAATAATATAAAATGAAAATAATATTTTTGTATATAATTTTATTAATATGTGTTTTATACATCATAAAAAACACGAAAGATCCAGAAAACTTTACAGAAGTTAAACGAAGATACAAATTTCTTAGAGATTATTACGACAAACACGGTGATGCACAATTCAAAACACTTAAAAACCCAATTATTTTAACAGGGTTTTTAAAACAAAAAAATGGTAATGAATTAGGTTATAATATAAACAAAGGGACCGAAATCGGTCTTTGTTTGGACGGATCTCCAAATGAGATAATGCATGTTTTAATTCATGAATTAGCTCATACGGTGTCTTCTAAATACGCACACGATGATGAATTTTGGAACAATGTTCATAAAATAGAAAATATTTGTCAAGAAAATGGTCTTTATATACCAATCAACAATAAAACAGAGTTTTGTGGGAGTCACATCAAGGACCCTTAAAAAATTAACGGTTAAGAACCATGCGATGACCGAAATAAAATACAGCGGCAGCTACAAGGCCAGTGACAGCCATACCGGCTGTACTTCTACCACCATCTTCACCTACAAACTGGGGAACAAAGTTGGCGAGTTTGTCCTGAACAGGTCTTGAAAAGGCAATCATAGCGCAAATACCAACAAACAAAGCTTGTATCTGTTCGTCTGATAAGTTCATTGGCTTGTTACCGTTACCGTTACCATTACCGTTACCGTTACCATTACCATTACCATTACCATTACCATTACCATTACCATTACCATTACCATTTTGGGTCTGAACCTGTTGAACATGTTGCTGCATAGCAGCTTGAGCAGTTACCGGTGGACCAATCATGCGTGGGTCCTGTGCGACCATTGGCTCCATAACTTCGTTAGATGACATAATATCAGCGAGTGGTGTAGAATCCATATTATTAGTGTTTTGATTATTACTATTATTATTTTTTTGTTCTGTTGGAATTTCCGCAGAATATGATAAATTTGTATCAGCTGATGTTTTTTCCTGTGGTGGTGGAGCAGCAGGGGGATGTGTCTGTTGGGTCAAAAAAGTCATTCCTTCATTCGATTCATTTAAATTTAATGGTGTTGCTGTACTCATTATTAAATTTAAATCACTATTTTATAGTTTTTGTAATTACGCACTACCACCACGAAGACGCAAAACTAAATGCAAAGTTGATTCTTTCTGGATATTATAGTCTGCCAGTGTTCTGCCATCTTCCAATTGTTTTCCAGCAAAAATCAACCTTTGCTGATCTGAGGGAATTCCTTCCTTGTCTGTAATCTTAGCTTTTACATTATCAATGGTATCACTTGATTCAATTTCAAGAGTGATAGTCTTGCCTGTGAGTGTTTTTACAAAAATCTGCATTTTATTAACTTATAATATAATTATATCTTTAATAGAAATGAAAAAAACTTGTCTGAATTGTCTTAAGTAAAATTAAAATACTTATGCATTAACTACAAACAACTACACACCATGTCTACCACCAGCTGGCTCATGTCTAACAAAATGATTGATATCGCCCGTGCCAGAAATATCAAATCCAAAACCGAAATCAAATCGACATATCGACCCGTCACCAAACAAGAAATAACAAGGGGATTGGACGAAAAGACATCGAATGCGATTTTAAAAGCTCATATGTGTTTCGAAAATTATAAGAACCAACGGGCTGAAAAGAAAATCAAAGTTATTGATTTTATTGAAGTTAACGAAGGCGGCAGCGGCAGCAAGACATTGTCACGAGCAGACAAGTTGAAATGTCAAGCAAAAACAATGGCAGGTAAACCATGCCCTTTCAGGGCTTCATGCGGGAAATTCTGTAAGAAGCATCAACAACCAGAGGAATTTAAAATTTAAAAAAAAAACAAAAAAATAAAAAAAAAACGGGTGTTTTTGAACACCACCAAAAAATTTTGATAGGAAAAAAATAAAAATTTAATTCACCACCGTGTTTTTATATTATATTAAAAATATATTTTTTTAATAGTTTAAAAATTAATGATTTTAGTAGGTCCAACACTTTTATCTGGTATAGGTCAAGTAATGATTAAATATGCCAAACTATTAAATTCAAAATATTATGTGCTGGGGCAAGATCCAATTCCTTCTGGAGAAGATGTATTTATATTTGCATTACCTGTTGAGCATTGGTTCCAAGCTATACCACAAATTCAAGCTGTATCACAAAGTGTGTATTGTATGTCTATATGCGAAACAGAAACTGTTCATGAGGATTACGGAAAATTATTTAAAATGTTTAATAATAAAATTTTAGTTCCAAGTGACTTTTGTAAAAAAATTTTTGAACGACAATTTCCGGATACTCAATATGAAATTGTTCGGTGTTACACTGAATTAAAAAAAATTAAAAAAAATAATATTTTTAAATTTCCAACCAACAAATATATTTTTTATCACATCGGAAATATTATGGATCCACGAAAAAATATTCAACAGCTTATTGAAGCATTTTACAAATGTGACTTCGGTGACGAAGCGATTCTTGTTTTAAAAGCAACTTGTAAACAAGAAGTACAAGTAAATAATATGCCAAATGTTTTTATTATAAATGGTCTAATTCCTGAAGAATCTTTGGACCAACTTCATGTGAACTGTGATTGCTATGTAAGTTTTTCAAATTCTGAAGGTGTAGGAATGGGTGCAGTTGAAGCTGCTATCCAAGATAAACCTGTTATAATAACTGAGTATGGTGGAGCTATAGAATATATAGAGACACCATATTCGGTTCCATGTGATTTACAAGAAATTCCGAAAGATGATTTTTTATTTCAAAAAGGAATGAAATGGGGAAAACCGGACCAAAATAAACTAATTGAATTTATGAAAGACGCTTATAATAAACGTCTAAAAATAATGAATCACAATCATACTCGAGATTTGATGAGAGGAGTTTTACAACAATTCAAGGTTAATGTAATTGGTCAGAAAAACAATAAGGCCAGCTAAAATTGCGCCAGCCATTAAGAAACTGCGATTGGCAATAAGTAACATGTTAATTTCATCTACTGGTTTTACACCGACTGGTTTTTTAATCATTTTAGGAAGGACATGGCTGAGTACTATGTAGAGAGCCATGCCTATGATGACTGGTCTGAGAGTTTCGGAATCAAGCATTTTTTTTTTAATATAATATATAAAGAAAAATAAAATCAACACACGCACGGACGTCTGATGAAAAAATTAATTGTTTAAATAGTCGTCAAATTTGTACATCTTACTTGTACCATCTATAAATTGTATCTGACACGAGGAAGCATGTTCATAATCAAATATATCTTTTACTTTGATTTTTTGATTATGAAAATTAAATTTAGGCCCTGCGCATTTTTTTACTTTGTCGGTGACGACTGTAAGTTGATTTCCTAGTGTGTCCAAAATATACGCTTTATCAATAGGCATTACAAATTTCATTCCTTGTTGTTGTTTCGGGGGCCAATCATAGTCTGTTGGATTACGCGTTATAAATTTATATAATTTATTATTGGAATAATATTTAATTTGTAAAATATAATTTTCTATATTACTGGGCATTTTTTTAACAAGTTTTTCAAATATTTCAGGTTTATAATAAGATGTAATATCAGCCCAGTATTCATGTGAATGTTTACTCCAATATTTCATTTCTTGATTCCAGAACTTATTTTTTCCTGTACGAGTATCATGATTAGATAAAGTATATTCCATGAAAACTTTTTCTATTTCATTGTTGACGGGTTTAAAAAAACTTATAAAAAGATTCCACCAATAAAAAATAGTCATACAAATTTTTTTTATATTAAAAGATAAAAAGTTATACATTTAATATATACTATGGAAGGAAATTTTTTAAGTAGATATCACAATAAGATAAACGAATGGGAACAACTTATAAATACAGATCCTACTAATAAACGAAAACATGAAAATGAAATGGCGCAATATGTATTGGAATGTATGCCATATATAAAACAGTATGCATTTAATAATACCGATGAATGTAAAAAAAATACAATTGAAAATATTTTTACATTTGGAACAAAAAAAGTTGGAATTCAAAAAAAAAAAATTTTAAATGAGTATATGTATTATGTCGAAAATGATAAAAGTGTTCATTTAGGAAATTCAGGTAAAAAACCAATGACAAGTGAAGTAACATGTAGACGGTGTAAGTCTCTAAACACATTTATAGACGAGAAAGAATCTGATCGAATATGCAGGGATTGCGGCGTAGCGGAACCAGTACAAATCGAAGGACTTATGTCATATAAAGAAGAACAAGAGCATGACAAAGTATTTAATTATTTTTATAAAAGAGAAAATCATTTTAACGAATGGTTGAATCAATTTCAAGCAAGAGAAACAACCAATATACCTGATGAAATAATAGATCAACTAAGAGTAGAATTTAAAAAGACTAAAATTAAGAAATTAAACGAAATCACACACGCAAAAGTAAAAAGTATATTGAAAAAATTAAAACATAATAAATACTATGAACACGTACCTTACATTACAAATCTTCTTAACGGAATTAAACCACATAGAATGACACAAGAATTGGAAGATAAATTAAGAAAAATGTTTAATGATATTCAAGCCCCATTTGATAAACATTGCCCGGAAGAAAGGAAAAACTTTTTAAGTTATTCATATGTACTTTATAAGTTTTGTGAACTTTTAAGTGAGGATGAATATTTAATATGTTTTCCTCTGTTAAAAGCTAAAGATAAACTGTATCAACAAGATGTTATTTGGAAACAAATATGCAATGAACTTCAATGGGAATTTATACCAACTATTTAGTTAGTTCCACAAACTGAATCCGGGCCCTCCCTAAATCTACGGTGTATAAACTGTTTTTTACTATCACCGTCCGTGGATGAATCACGTAAAAAAACATACGGACAAACACCACTCGTGGACATTCTAAATGGTTTAACCCCTGTCTGATCTTCTAATGTCCACTGAGTACCATTATTTGGACCAGCTGCACTACCCTCTGGTGTTGGTCCACCATCTAATCTCATGTTACCTGTATCTCTGTAAACTTTCAAAGACCAAACTCCTAAATTATCATCTTTGAACGCATTCCCCTGTGTCCATATAGCTTGGAATAAACTCGAATCCTCGTTTCTTCTATATACCTGAAAAAGGTCTTCAGTTAAATACATTCCTACAATATTGCCATCCTCTGGACCATCGGATATGGTGGATTCGATATATTCGCCTGGGTTTAACTTAAACATATTATGCGAATCAGGAGGCCATAGATTAGCTGAATTGGTAAAATCATCTGTTACCAACGTTAAACCATCTACTGGGCTTGGATTATCTACTGGGCTTGGATTGCTCGTGGGCTCATCTACCTCATCAAGCTCTTTTCCTTCCAAACATTGCCCGTTTGATAAATGAAAGCCATCGATACATGCGTTTGGGACACATGTTTTAGTGTCATCTTCTTCGTCAACTTCGATTACGTATTCATCATCATCAGCGTTTTCTACTTTTTCATCATCTGTAGGATCACATTCGTCTCCATCCTTTCTGTTATCTCGCATTACAAAATAAATTCCAACTACGATTACTATTAATAATATGACCCCACCAATTATAAGTCCGTTATTCATATTTTTATATTAATTGTTAATATTTTTTTTTCTTGGATTAAATTCTCAGTTTAATATAATAAAATGAAAACAACTGACTATATTTTTTGTTTAATGTTTTTAATTCCTACATTAACATTAATTTATTTACTTTTACAACAAAAACAACCACAGGAACCAATTCTTATCAATCAGGTTCAGGTTCCACCAAGACCAGTCAGAACAAGACAGCCAGAATTTAGACAACCTCCTTATAGAAATTACAAGCCCAGACGATTTCAACAAGTTGGACTTTTGACGAGTACAAATGAAACTTTGCCACTCTATGGAAAAGCGAGTGAAATTTACAACAATCGTTGGAATTACTACACAAGTACACCGGGTCAACAGATTTATTCATTACCCGTCACGGTTAATAACCGAGACTGTACAGAAGATATAGGCTGTGAAGAACTTTACGATAACCAGAGTGTATCTGTTTATAGTAAAGATGGAGTCACTTTTAATAGTAAAATTTATAGAATTGATCAACATCCGTATAAGCTTGAAGCAACTTAAAATATTTTTATTAGATGATTTGATTCTGTGGAAAATTGTTCAATGGTCAAGGAGAAATTGTAGAAAATAATGATGGTGTAAAGGAGCGCGCGCAGAAGAGAATGAAAATATGTAAGGTAATGGGATGGTGAAGGTTACCAACCGTACACGTTTTTTGTTCGGTTTTGATTTTTTTAACAAACTTGGGGCTGTTCAAAAACGAACAACCGACGGCGTAGCAGTCGAGCTGAGTGAAGTTTATACTAATCGCGGTGCGCGTGCGCGTACATTTGACCATTAGGTACACATGTCCCGTCGTCTGCTACCCAATTGTGTTCAAGGTTACATCCTGACGCGTGCGCGTACATTTGACCATTAGGTACACATGTCCCGTCGTCTGCTACCCAATTGTCTTCAAGGTTACATCCATTGTTACCGCCACCGCCACCGTCTGGGTCATTGTTCTGCAGTAGAAAATATGCAGCTACAATTATGCCGATTACAACTAGACCTCCTATAATGTAGTATATTGAGCTTACACCACCACTTTTACCACCGTTACCATTTGCCATTTATAACAGGGTTTTTATTTTTTTTTTAGTTGATTTAGCAATCATCAAATGCAAATCCATCCATAGACAATAAAATTCTAAACTGAATCTTTTTCTCCATTTACGTCAAGGGTGTAGAAGGCCGTTTTTTGTTCGGTTTTGATTTTTTTAACAAACCGTTTTCGCTAACATCTTCACCTGTATAAATTTCTATTTTATTACCGACAGTTTTAAAAAATAATTAATTAAACTAGTTAATTCTACGTACGAGTCATTTTTGCACATATCTGAATTACAAAAAGGTATTTTAAATTCATTTGATAATATTTTTATCATGTGACCTATATGATGTGAACCTTCTGTGTTTTTATTACTATCTATAATTTCCTGTAATTCTTTTATATTTTCTGGATATCCTAATCCACGTATATTTGTCATTATCTTTTTTTTCATTTGGTTTAAATTTCTGCAATGATAATGAACTAATACTAAATCGCATAATTTGTAGTCTTCGCAATAATTACTTAAAAATTTTCCGTGAAAAAAACCCAATCTCAAAACTTGATCCTGATACAAATGATATTAAAAAATATATTTTTCTATTGTAAATAATATGGAAATTGTAAAACGTGGAAGTGTTTTTACATCGAAAGAACCAATTAATCTTATTATCTCAGGTGTAATTTCCGAACCTTTTTACACAAAAAATAATAAAAAATATATCCACGTTGCGTTATCACGTGAAGTAATTACAAAAATTTATGATATTCATGAAATATTTAAAAAATATATGAATAAAAAAAATGTACAAGATTCATTGGGAGGGAATATTCTCAAAATTAAAGTCCCATTTCTTAAAAACAGAGTAATGTGTAAAACAAATGGAGACAAGATAATTCAAGAACATGAAAAAGGAGACGAATTTAATGGTGTTATAACATATTGTGGTGTGTGGGCGATTGGAGATTTTTGTGGACCATCGTGGAAATTAGAATCAGTCGAGTAGTATTTATATATTTACATATAATAAAGATGGGCGACAAAACTAAAATCCTGATATCCACAGGTTTAGTTGGTTTTGGAATAATTTCATATTCTAAATATAGATGTAAAAATTCAAATTTTACAGATCCTTTAACAAGAGGTTCTAGTATTTGTTCTTTTTGTGATGGTTGGAGTATATCTCACTTCTTATTTTATATGTTACTTGGTTACAAGTTTCCAAAAGAGTTGGTATTTACAATGATTTTAGGTCTAATATGGGAAAGCGTTGAATGGGCTACTTCCCATACAAATTGGAAAATATTAAGTTCAATGAGAGGTGTTTCTCAGTGTAATGTTGGTACCGACACTATCGGGGATCATTGGTTTTATGCCAAATTTAGTGATCTTATTTTGAACTTTTTGGGTTTTATGATTGGTATAAAACTTAAAAGATCAGTCGAGTAATTCAACCCACCATTCAGGAACATATTCATCTGCATGCGCAATTTTATATATTTTTTCAATTTCTTTTTCAATTTCTTTTTGATATCCACAGCCTAATTCTAATTTATTTTTATAACATTTAAAAATAATTTCATCAGTGCATTTATTTTTAAATTTTGTAAGTAAACGCGTAAACACATCGTCGTCAATATAAAATTGAATCATATAAAAATAATGTTTAAAAAACTTTTTAAATTGTTTTTAAAATATTAAAATAGTGTTCGAGTCTGTATGTGTTCCTGCACACAGAAAGAATATGAAAAGAAGTTGAATTGCACATATCATTCAACAGTTGTTTTTGCCACCCACATTTGAGGTTAATCATCGGAGGTTCAAATGTAGGGTCTAGAATTCGGATCATGTTCATGAGACGAATTCGTGTTTTCATCATATTTGGTTCCAAAAATTGCAAAATTGATGACAATTTAAGTTTGCACATTTTTCGGTATATATCAAGATTGCGATAAACCATGGTATTGAGAAAATCGCAATATGACATATTCTCGTGTTCACCAAATTCTATTGTTGTCCAATTCCCAATTGGAACAGTGTACAAATAATCTACGTGCGAATTTACAACATTACCCGGTAAATTTTGTGTGTAATTGACTTTGACATGATCTTCAGTGATAGAAAAGTGGACCTTCTGTATTTGAAAACTCATACTGATATATTTAATAAATGTGTCTAATCTCTAATTAGAGATAAAATTTGTTAGTAACACAACAACAATGATTCTTTCCCGGAGTGGGTATTTAGTTGAAAAATGTACACCGGAAGTGAAAAAAGAGTTGACGGTTCGTGCAGAAGTAAACAAGGATTTTGGATTCCCGCCGCCACCTTTTAAAGTTTTTAAAGTCTCTAAGAAAAAAGGCGGACCTGTGTGCGTTCCACGGTTTTATGGAGTTGAAAAATTCGGTGAACCTTTGGAAGATCGTCGAACCGCACCTGCAAAATTAAATCCTGAAATAAAATTTAACGGGAAACTGCGAGACGAAACACACCAAAATGAAGCATTTTCGAAAGCAATTTCACAAGGTAGCGGTGTCCTTTCATTGCCATGTGGGTATGGGAAAACAACCGTAGCTCTTGCAATTGCGTGTAGATTGGGGTACCGAACCATGATTATTGTTCACAAAGAATTTTTAGCAAATCAATGGCGAGAAAGGATTGAACAATTTTGTCCGGGTGCGACAATTGGTATTGTTCAACAAGACAAAATCGAAACTGATTGTGATTTTGTTATCGCTATGTTACAATCTCTTTCCATGAAAGATTATTCATTTGATCATTTTGAAAAGATTGGAACACTGTTTGTAGATGAGGCGCATCATATTTGCGCTAAAGTATTTTCCCAAGGACTTTTTAAATTATGTCCTAAACATTGTTATGGTCTTTCGGCAACACCTGTAAGAAAAGATGGTTTAACAAAGGTTCTTCACTGGTTTCTTGGTCCTACATTTTTTGCTATTGAGCGAAAAGGTCAAGAGCAGGTGAATGCTCATATAGTTCCATATATCTGTCCGGGATACCGAGAAGCACCTCCATGTAACCGAACTGGTAAGATTTCTTTGCCGACTATGGTTACATATTTGGTCAATGACCAGATTCGAACTAAAAAAATACTTGTGATAATAAATAAAATAAATAAAACAACAAATAGAAAAATATTAATTTTGAGTGACAGACGTCTTCATTGTGAAGAAATGCAGAGTCATTTTCCTGAAAATTCTGGATTATATATGGGTGGAATGAAAGAAGCTGCCCTTGAAGAATCAAGTAAAAAAGATATTATTTTTGGAACGTTTAGCCAAGCTCACGAAGGTCTCGATATTCCAACACTGGACACAGTTATTTTAGCAACACCAAAATCAGATATAAAACAATCAATTGGAAGAGTTATGAGAGAAACACCTGGCAAAAAGAATTGGCCGGTGATTTACGATATATGGGACAAGTGGTCAGTTTTTGATGCCATGTATCGTAAAAGAAGGGCTGTATACAAACAAGGAGGATTTAATATTATTTGTTCTGAAAAGGAAGAAGCCAAGCCGCCAAGTATTTTGAAAGGTGTGTGTTTAATGTAACAAAGGTTCAGTCAAAGCTGGTTGATTACAATTTGGACAAACTTCTTTTTTTTCAAACCATTTATCTATGCATGTTTTATGAAAAATATGGTTACATTGTAAAGTTCTAACAATTTCACCTGGACTAAATTCTTCTATACAAATTGTACAAGATTCATCTCCGTCTCCAGAATATGCTTTCGTTTTTAAATATTTATATGTTTCAATTTTATTGTAAGTCCATACTACCATTCTATACAATACAAATCCAATCATAAAAATACAACTAACACTAACAATGAATAAAAACACACCCGACTGCATCTGTATAAATATACGATTTGATTGTATTTCTGTTTGAATTATACTTTTTTTTTCCACTATACCGTATGTAACATCGTCAATTGCTATATTTTTGTTTTTCATGGAAAATATATCATGTGACCAGTTTTTATCATAATAAAAAGCAACAGATGCACCTAAATTTGTTATATTTTGTACTGCCATATCGAGCTGACACTCTGTATCTTGTAGTATCATCCCGAACCATCTTTCTGTTCTGGGAATAATTAGATTTTCTAAACATGACGTAGTTATGACCATTGGTGCAGATAACGAATCATAAAAAACATTATTTGCCATACCCATTGTATTAAATGTTCCTTGACCTCTAATAAAAAAACTGAGTTTAACTGGATATCCTTCCATAGTTAATATTATATATTAAAAAAAAATACACTTTATTTAAAAGTAAAAAACAAAATGTCGGGCGCACTCATTGAGTTAGTTTCTAAAGGTGCACAAGATATTTACATCATCAACGATACAGGCGCGTCCTTTTTTAAAATAAAGTACACGCGCCATACCAATTTTGCACAAACACCAAAACAACTTGAATTAATTGGTAATACAGTTACTAATTCGGGTTACTCAACAATTCGAATTACAAGTTTAGGCGATTTGGTAAATAATGTATGGTTAGAAGGTGAAAATCTTGTTGAAAATTTATTAGGGACAGTTTTTGATTTATATATCGGTGGTCAAAAAGTTGATTCACAGACTTATGATTTCATGGCTGATATTTGGCAAATTTACATGGCCGAAACGTATACAAAATCCAGAACAATAAATAACAAAGTTTCACAATCAAATAATCAATTTTTTCCTTTGCATTTCTTTTTCTGTGACAATTCAATGTTTCTGCCAGTATTGGCTTTACAGTACAGCGAAATTGAAATCAGAATCACGTGGGGCGGATCCGTTTCTTCCACGTCAAATGTAAAAGCGTATGCTAATTATGTTTACTTGGACACAACGGAAAGAGAGGACATGATTAAAAAACCCATGGAAATTTTAATAACTCAGGTCCAGAAACATATATTTTCACGTGAAGATCAATTAAATTGTGATTTAGCAATGTTTAATCATCCAGTAAAAAGTATTTATTTTGGTTTTGAAGCAAAAGAGACATTTCCAACGAATGACAAATTTTCATTTTCATCAGCAGATATTCATTTGAATGGAACACCTCTTTTTGAAAAAATGTCTCCTACTTTTTTTCATACTGTTCAAGGGTACTACAGAAGCCAATACGGAGTTATAACATATGACGTACCAGATGAAACTCCATTTTACACCAGATATTTCACCTATAATTTTTGTATCGATGCATCCAGTTATAAACCAACGGGAACATGTAATTTCAGTCGTCTTGATAATGCAAAATTAGTCTTACGTGATGTATCAGTTGGTTCGGGTAGGACCACCGACAATATCAATGTATATGCAGTAAACTACAATATTTTGAAAATTCAGAGCGGAATTGCTGGAATTTTATTTGCTAATTAATTATAATAATACAAAATGTGCGATCAGAATTATATAAAAGGTATCACATTCACTAATACATCTAATCCCGACGATAACAATGGTCTTAAGAGACTCGAATCAGACGGAACGAATTTGTATTTCAATGGAAATAAACTCTCGTCCAACGCTTTTAACCCAGGTATTTCATGTAATATAATTTACACAGCAAACACTCAAACAGGATCTATTTTGATAGATTCTAATTTACAGGTCGGGAGTGTTATGTGGGCAAACACCTCAAATATTACAATCACAGAAAATTTAGATTTCAACAAAATAAATCCAAAAATTAATTATAGTTCAGGCATTCTTGATTTAACATCAGATACCGGCGAAACCGCACTTTCTATTATTTCAGGAACCCAATCAAATATTTACCTACGGTCAGCAGATTCAGATAATGTAACCGGTTCTGACAAAACACAGCTATTGATGTTAGCAACAGGGGATTCAGCCAGTTCTTCAAACAAACATCTTTTAGCACAAATATCTTCATCTCAAAAAGAAGTATTAAACGCATCCGGTGGAGGAGGAAAATTAGTATTTAAAACAAGACGAGCGGCGGACGCAGCTAACACAGATGATGGTTCCGACGAACAGGTAGACATGATGACTATTTTTAGTTCAAAAGAAGTTGCAGACGGAAATACAATTGCTTTCGGTGGAGCCGTCGATTCAAATGTTCGTGTGTGTATAAACAGGGGAATTGAGTCTGGTTTAACGTTTGATGTTGGTAATGCAGCTCAGTCATATTTAAGTGTGGATACATCAAAAACAAATGCAAATGTGAATATCGGTGAAAATGTAAGATTGAATTTCAATGGACCAATTAATATATCACAAACTGGTAATAATATTAGATTAGGAACTACATCTGAACTACCGACTACTGCTGACAATAAAGGTGTAGTATGGATTGGAAGAGATGCAGGTTCAAAAGGAGATTATTTTGAATCTATAGGTTCTGTAGCTATTGGCTGGCAAGCAGGCTACGAAACTGATAAATCTGCAATGTATACGGTTTCTATTGGTCAACAGGCAGGAATGAACAATAGAGGTAATTATGAAGTTGCTATTGGACATGCAGCTGGTCAATATCGTGATGGTGTTACTTCAAGTCAAGATGCTATATCGATAGGACGTGCTGCAGGAAGGTGTAACCAACAAAAACAATGCATTGCAATTGGTCATAAAGCCGGAGGCTCATATCAAGGTAATAATGGTGAAAACGCTTTAGCTATTGGATATATGGCAGCGGAATCATACCAAGGTGAAAGTTCGATTGCTATTGGATACAAAGCAGGTAGAATAAGTCAAAATGCTTATTCATTAGCAATCGGTGCGTATGCCGGAAACGCAACACAATATCAGGATAGTTTAGCCATTGGTTACGAAGCTGGTTTTCAACTACAAAATACTCAAAGTTTAGCAATTGGAAATCAAGCTGGAAAAACTTATCAAAATTCTGCAGCCGTTGCTATTGGATATCAAGCCGGAAAGGAAGGTCAACAAGCGAATTGTGTTTCAATCGGGTTTCAATCTGGTGAAAGTAACCAAGGTCGTGATAGTTTAGCAATTGGATACAAAGCTGGTTTTCAACTACAAAATACTCAAAGTTTAGCAATTGGAAATCAAGCTGGAAAAACTTATCAAAATTCTGCAGCCGTTGCTATTGGATATCAAGCCGGAAAGGAAGGTCAACAAGCGAATTGTGTTTCAATCGGGTTTCAATCTGGTGAAAGTAACCAAGGTCGTGATAGTTTAGCAATTGGATACAAAGCAGGTCAAGCATCTCAACACGAGAATTCAATTATTCTAAATGCAACCGGATCTGCGTTAAATTCGACAAATGTATCAAATACATACATTAAACCAATTCATTGTTTTTCGCCACCCCATGGTGCAGCGGGTGCGACATCAAATATTATTACAGTTGGATCATATAATTACGGTGTTGTATATTGTAATGTTCAAACTGGACAACTTTGTGTTGTTGGACAAGACCCTTCTTAATTTTTCCTAACTGCATCACTGGCAGCTAAAATCATAACGCCTAAAATAAAAAATAAAACTAAATAATTACATTCTGTATCTTCGCCGTCTAAAATACCATTTGTTTTTTGAGTTTGAAATCTTTCTTTCTGTGGTCTAAATGGTTGACCAGGTTTTGGTTGTGGTTCGGGTAGTCCAAAATCTTCGTCTAATGGACAATAACTTATCATCTTCTTATATAATTAAACTAAAGGAAAAAAAAATTTACAAACTAATTTCTTTCTTTTTAGCTCTTGAACGTCTCTTACGCCCACCACCCGGTTTAATGGATACATCTCTCAATTCACCACCAGTTGACTCACCCGAAATAGATACAATGTCAGAAATGTCATCATCGGAGTCGGTGACCTCGTCTTCTTCCCCAACTGATTCTAAATGAGTTGTTATTTTATTGCTCGTATTCATAGGTGGAGGTGGCATCATCCCCATCCCACCCATCATTGAAGATAAATCTATACCCGGGCCTTTCATTTCACGTCTTCCGGTGCCGGCGGCGGCGGTCGTGTCTGGTTGCTGACCATTGTTTTGAACAGCTTCAACCATATTTTTTACCAAATCTGGATTCTTCTTAAGAACATCATTCATATTTGGGATAGCTGACTTAAACATACTGTTGGTTAAATGAAACATCATTGCGCTACCGCCCAACATCATAATCAGTTTGACTTCGGGTGCTACATTCATCTTGGTCTTGTATTTATTATAAAGATCCTCAAATACTGTATCATAATCATCCAAGTTTTCGACAACACTTTCAGACCAACCCTCGAGATATACATCGACTGGGTTATAACGTTTGTTGAGAAACTCAAGACCGGACACACACGCAACAAGCATGCGTCTTGAAAATTTAATTGATGAATCCACTTCTATACTGTAAGTAATTCGCTTGTATTCCGTACGTATTTCAGACAGACTTGAATAAGCGTTCAAACGTTTATTGACATTGAAACCTTTTTTCTCAAGACGAGCAAGTTTATTTAACAAATCAGCCTTCTCGTCGTCGACTGAATGATATCCGTGTGACGGGTTGTCACCTCCGCCGCCATCTTCAGCTCCGCCATCTTCAGCTCCACCATCTTCAGCTCCACCACCCATCATGTTTGCTTGAGGGTACATCATGTCTTCTTCCTCTTCGCCATAATCTTCAACTTCCGGGGGTGGTGGTCTATGAGTTTGTGCTGTTCTTTTGTTGGGATTTATAAATGCATCTATTTCGGGTTCTTCTGGAATCTGTGAGTGTGAAAATTGCGGAGGACGTTGTTTATGATGTCTTGACTGAACAGTTGGGCGTCTTGGCATTGACGGAACTTCAATAACTCTCTCTTGATCTACTGAAATTTCATCAAGTAATGCTTGTTCATCAGCATCTAAATTCATAACATGTGACTGGTTACTTCTATCAAGAAGTATGTCGGACATTTCCTATATATTATTCTTTATTATGAAAGTATTAAATTACCTTTAACGCATTTTTTTTTCTGCTGAGTGTTTATTGGAAATTCCAAAAAATAAAAAATAAAATATTCTGTAATTATAAAAAATGAATAATCGCCAGAATAAAATGTGTATGTGCTCAGCCGTGGTAATAGTAGTTATAATCTTCATGGTGCTCAGGAGAGAAAGCTATAAACTGAGCCCAACTTCAATCCAGACTAAGGGTGGTTCTACAGGTTCTCTCTTTGATCTGCCTTACAAACTGGAATGTGTACCAGGCCCAACTGCTCAGTCAAGCTATTACACGACCGGTTTAAATCCAGGTGGCATTTGTGGTGCTCAGAAACAAGTCGAAGCTTCCACTAATTATCAAATCACGGGTGGGATTGGTGGGTCTCTAATTTCGCCGGCATAATCCCCTGAACTAAAATATAAAAACTTTAATAACTTTAATTTAAAAAACAAAAACAAAAACATGTTTTTTAAATTAAAAGAAAAAAATGAATAGTAATTATTATAACAATGAATATTAATTCGACGGCACCAAACTGTTCTTATGAATTTTTTACGGTTCATACAGATTCTTTATCAGGTGATACATGGACAGATTATACTACTTTAAATCAATCTTCGTTCATACCTTTTTTGTTTAGACCGCTTGAAAATATTGTACAAGTGTCTGTCCAAACAGCTAACATACCACTGGCAGGTGAATCAAACGTTTGTTATTTACGAGTAAATGAACTGGGTTCACAGTTTAACGAAACTGGCGGCCAGGCCACATCCAATGCAATTACTTCAGTCCCTGTTACAAAAGATAGAATTAGAGGGTCTCTTGCTAAATTTAACAAAGCTAGTTCAGGAAGAACTATTTATAATCAAAATGATTATTCAACTCAAACACAATTTATAACTCCTATAAATAAAATTGATCGTCTGACAATTGAATTATTAAATGAAACTGGGAGTAATTCATATGTTGATTCAAATGTTTTTGTAAGTTTTAGATTTACATGTTTAAAGGAAAACTTGTGTCCCACATCGCCTGCAACGAAAAGTAAAAAAAAAGTTAATAGATAATAACAAATATAACAAATGTCTTGTGAATCGGAAGTCAGAAACATATTCTGTTCATCAGAAAGTAGAAATGTGACACGGAACCCGTATGGAAATTCATACACACTTCATCTTACCACACCGGTGAAAGATGTTATCAAAGTAGAACTTTTATTTGCATCAGTTCCAAATACTCTTTACAATGTGACCGAAGGCACAAGTTTAATTGCATTGAGTAATACTACTACCAGTACTCCCAGTGATCTCGGCACCTTACATTATTTTTCAATCCCCCAGGGCTTCTATAGCGGTCCAAATCTTGCAAATGAAATGCAGAACGCAGTAAGTAATCTGACAGATTTATCTATTTCATATTTAGTCAGTGAAGGTAAATTTCTATTTACCAGACCAACTAATCCATTCTCATTATATTCAAATACAGCACAGTTGTCCAGTTTGTTGGGCTTCAGTAATGCCAATACACAGTCTGTTTTAGATTCACAAACACCAGCAGTGTATGGTGGTACGCTTACAGTACCACTTTATACAGACAACTCACAATACATAAACCAAAATTATATTAAATCCGATCACGTTGCGAATCTAAATCCAAATGAAGGAATTTTCTTAGATATTGAAGAACTAAGAACCATGATGAATGAAGATGCACTTGGACTAAGCGATGGCACAGGAACAGGATTTTATTCAGGCGAGAATATGAGACGGTCTTTTGGACTTATACCAATGGATGTAAGTAGCGGAGCTGTTAAAAGATTCAAGAAAACCAGTGACTTTGATTTTTGTATTGATTACCCACACCCAATTGAAAAACTCAGTCGACTCACCGTTCGTTGGGTTGACAAAAATGGTAAAGTGGTGAACTTTAATGGGTTGGAAGACAATTCATTTTTATTGAGATGCCATACTTTACGCAAAAATCTATGTTAAAAAAAAATTATTACAATAATATATAAAAACAATAATATGTCTGGTGGAATTACACAATTAGTTGCTATTGGCGCTCAGGATGCTCACCTTGTCGGTGATCCTCAAGTGTCTTTTTTCAGATCAAACTATAAACGCCACACGAACTTTGCTCATGTTGTTGACCGTGGGACAATCCAAGGCAACCCAGTGGCGAGTGGCATGTCTACTGTCCGCTTTGAACGTAAAGGTGATCTTCTTGGTTATGTCTACCTCACAGCTGTCACTACATCCGGAACAGCTACTTCTGTAGCTATTGATGCCGATGATATTGATAAAATCGAATTTTTAATTGGTGGTCAGGTTATCGATACTCAAGATTCTAATTACTCTCTCCACATTGGTCAACATCTTGGCACAAGCACTGCCGGTAAAGCCTCTGTAGATACAACTTTGAACCCCGGTATGGCTAGTTTGACATACCCTCTTCACTTTTCATTCTGTGAAAACTGGCAGTCAGCTATCCCACTGGTTGCTCTCCAATACCACGATGTAGAAATCCGCATTCGCTGGGCGGCGGCCCTCCCGTCTTTCAGACGTTACAGTGTGCACTCAAGCTTTATCTACTTGGACACTGCCGAGCGTGAAGAACTTTCCAACGCACCACAGGATATGCTTATCACACAAGTTCAAAAATCAATTACATCAGGTTCCAAAATTCAAGAACTCAACTTTAACCACCCGGTTAAATTCTTAGCTGCATCATCTAATCTTATTACTGCGGGCAGATCTATGTCAAGTAAATTGAAACTTCAAGTCAATGGTGTTGATGTTGGTGAAGACCGTGTGTACGCTCCACACTTTAACTCAACTCCGTTCTATTTCCATTGTCCATATTCATTACCAGCTACTAGTAATTGTTCTCCAGGTAATGGCTTTTTGTATCCATTTTGCCTTGAAACAAATAAGCTGCAGCCAACGGGTACACTGAATTTCAGTCGTCTGGATTCTGCTCGTCTCATTACTAATGACGCTAGTGGTATTGGTGTTACAACATCTATCTACACCGATGTTTACGGTGTAAACTACAACATTCTTCGTATCCAGAACGGTATGGGCGGCTTGATGTACGCGAATTAAAATAAATACTAATAAAAACAGGGTTAATTATTCATCAAAATGATTTTTATGGGAGATCTGGAGAACCAATATTATTAGAACACGGGCGATACACTAGCGGAGAGGCAATATGAAGCTTTAATTCATCATGGTTTTATTGGTAAAAATTTTAGATTAACACTAATTTCTTAAGAAATAACAGACTTGCTGGAAATGAAATAGTTTCTTTTTATTATAAGACCACATAAAATGCGCAGAAATGTGCACTTAAACAAATAAATACTCATTTAAATTAAATTTAAACATGACAAAATTATTTTTTATGTGCACACACCCTAACCAGGGTACCGGTTATGCACGAGTAGCTAATAAACTTTCAAATTATTTAGCAAATACCTATGAAGTCACATACTTTGCATTTCAAAATTATCCTCTTCAAGATATAAAAGATAGATATATAGACCCATCTATTCAGTTTATAGATGCATTTAAAGAAGATCCAGTTTCTCCAAAAGGATTTGGTGACAAGGTAATCTTACCGGCTTTTGATGAAGTAAAACCTGATATTTTGTTTCTGTACAATGATTTGTCCGTGTGCGAATCAATTTTGAAAATACTTGAAAATGCTAAACATAAAACCTATCAAATTATTACTTATTTGGATCTTGTGTACCGATGGGAAGACCCAGAAAGACTGCATTATCTTCAAACAAAAGTTGACAAATGTTTTGTATTTTTAGATTGTTGGAAAAAACATTTAGTTGAAGATTTTTATTGGGAACCCTCCAAAGTTGAAGTTCTTCTACATGGAATTGATACCGAAGATTTTAAAAAAAAAGATACAAAAACTGCAAAAACTGAGTTGGGATTCGATGAAGATGATTTCATTGTTTTAAATCTCAATCGAAACTCATATAGAAAACAGTGGTGTACAACAATTTCGGCATTTATAAATTTTTTGATAAAAACTGAATTTAATCCAAAAGTGAAATTGTATTGTAGTTGTATCCTTAAAACAGATGACGGGTATGACATTCAAAAATTAATTGAAATCGAGTGTCTTAAAAATAAATTAAATCCGGAAAAAATTTTAAATAATCATTTTTTTCATAACCCGACGGCTCTTTTTTCACCCGAAGAAAAAATTAATTTAATTTATAATGCTTCGGATGTTGGGTTAAATACGTGTTGTGGAGAAGGGTTTGGTTTGACAAATTTGGAACATGGAATTTTAGGTAAGCCTCAGATTGTTTCTGGAGTTCCTGCTTTGAAAGAAACATTGGGCAACCACGGTATTATTATTGAACCCGTAGCTAAACCCATGGTATCAAACCATGAAAGTCACGGTGGAGAAATTTATATTTTTAATCCAGATGATTTTGCAAACGCTTTGTTTAATGTGTATAAATTTTATACAGAGTCGGATAAGTTAAAAATTCATATTGAAGAAAATTATAATTGGGAAAAAATACTTTCTATCTTGTAGTTAAAAAAAAAAGATGTATTAAATGCCGTATGAAAGGGGAAAAAAAATAAGAAGAAGAGACCAGCACCCATGGAGAAAATATTTTTACGCCGCTTCGTCCAGAATAAAAATCATCATAAAGAAGCGAAAAAACATCTCATCATCATTTTTAATAACTTGATGATGAGATTTAGAGAGGAAAATTGTAATATATTGAGTATGGAGGAAATTAATAAACGAATTAAGAGTGAAGTATGTTATACCACCATAGATGAATTAAAAGACGAAAAGTTAATGACTGAGTATAAAAAATGTTCCTCTTTTAAAAAAAAAATCAATGAATTTGAAAATATAATCGATAATACTTTTTCGAAGAATCTAAATGAAGAAACACAACAAAAATTGATTAATGCTCATGTTAAACAAGATCTGATTGATGCTCATATATTACAATTAATACCTCCCGGGGCAAAAGGAGCTATACGAGGCAACAAATTTAATGATATAATTAAAAAATTTATAGAGGGTTTAGAACTTGATGCATCTAGATTTGAAATTAAGTTTGAAAAAAAATGTGACGAGCATGATACAAATGAAATACCTGATTGGTACATTTCTGAAAAAACAACGGGTAAAAAAATCATCGGTATGAATCAGGTTGATTTATGGCGTGGTGGAGCACAATCTAACAGAGGGTTCAAATATATAGATAATAATAAAGACAACACAGAATGTTGTAAATTATTATGTGTTGTATGTAATGAAAAACAATTTAAAACTAAAACCAAAACGTATAAATTATTTGAAATTGGATTCAAAAATGATACATTATGCTATTTAAATAATTTAAAAAATATAATTACTTCGTATTTTAAAATAGAGACGGGTTAAACTTACCGATTAACTCTTGCTTTGAAATAGATTTAGGTCCCACTGTATTATTAAAATCGTATGTTATTGTAGATAATTTTTTCAGATTACTATTTATAGATTTATTATTTGTAAATTTAATGAAATAATGAGACTGAATACTTTTTCCGTCAATAATTGTGTCTATTGTCCCTGCATTTACCCCCACGCGTCGAAATGAAATATCTGGATTGTCTGTATTTTCTACAAATATAAAATTATTTGGTTTTAATTGTTTGGGGATTTCCCTGTTGTATGATTTTTTTTCCCATATTTGAAATACACACGGGACATCGTGAGGCGTATTATCTACTAAAAACGACGTGTTAGGCAGGTCAATTTCAAATATAAGATGAAAATTATTTTTAAAAGATTTTTTCAAGCTGTCTTTTTTAAAACTTTTAGGTAATATGAACGAAATACTATTACAAAACTCACACGATTTTTTAATAAATTTAATCGCGAGTGAAGATTGCCGACCAAATGGAGGATTTCCTATAATGTGAATATTTGGATCTTGTGGGGGGGAGAGAAGAGATAAATAGTCTTGTTTAATAATTTCTTCATTTTCAGGTTCTAAATCGTAAAATATAAAATTATTAGATAACGATTTAATACCTGCTATAAAAGAACCATTACCAGCACTCGGTTCTATTATTAAATCGGTGTCCTTGTTTATTTTTAAGTTTTCTTTTACATATTTTAAACACAATTTAACAGCTGCGTCACTAGTATAATATTTATCAATTATATTACGATTTAAACCTTTTGTTTGTTTGGTTTCCATTATATTAATTAATAATAACAACTTATTTTTTAACTTCCTGTTGAGTTCAAGGATGATTTCCACTTTTGCGTTTCTATAATTAAAATAATAAAAATTTATTATTTTAATTATATGATGGAAAAGCAAATTGAAGAGCAATTTAAAAATGCATTTTTTGATATTTTAAATGAAGATGGTCCTGAGTCTTATGATTATTTGCGCAAACTACTCAATGAAATTATTGAAAAGTTGTGTCAATTCGTCCCCGGGCGTCGTGATATTCATGATAAAATAAGGGCTGATTTGGAAGGGCAGATTGGTTGGGATATCCAAGCAAAGCTCATTCACTGGATAGAAAAATTCCAGGCTCCTATTCATGACACAAAAACAAGTAAATGGTTAGAAGACGGAAATAAACCAGTTGGTGATTTTTTAAAAATGTACTATGAACATTTGGAGTTGACCTACAAAGAAACACAAGATGCGCGCGAAGCACTCACGCGCGGAGAAAATATATTTAATCCAGTTACAGGTGAAATGCCAAAAAACATGAAAACAGGTCGGTAACACTAACGAAAGTCATTTTTCGGTGTATTCCCAAATTTGGCAATGTTTTCACAAGTGATGGACGCTTGCACCGAAAACTACGAGTGTCTGGTTCTGGACAACACATCAAAGAGTAACAAAATTCAAGACTGTGTCTTTTGGTACAAAGCCAAAATCCGCAAGAACTTCAAGATTGGGTCGCCGGCACTGTGGGCGCACCACAAACGGTTCTACAACCCGAAACACGACGGCACTCAACAGGTATACAAGAAAAAGACACAGTCACGTCAAACGGGTATTACTGTTACAAAAAAAAAATAAATTACTTATAAACAACAAAACAAAAAATGTCTTCAGCACAACGTCAACAAAATATGAAAACCATTTACAATGAATTTGTCAAAATGCGTGTATTACTAAATAAAGAACTATTGGCCGCCAATCGGCAAGGATATTTGACGAACGCACAATTTAAAAGAGAAATTAATGATGAAATAAGGGCACTAAATCTACTTAGAACAGAAATTAACAAACTAGAAAATAATAATGTAGCTGTAATTCGGTATGGAATGGACATCCAGAACAAACGTATTAGAAAAGATATTCTTGCTGCGGATTTAAAACGGTACAATAGTGCTCTTCAGTTAGCTACACGCCGTAAAAAATATAATAATGGAACACGTCAAGTTGAGCTTAATAAAAAACTGAGAGGAAGAACTGGAACTCCGAGTGTTGCTGCGTTGAGAAGACGACTTCAAGTACTGTAAATTTTAATTAACTTCTCGAACTCCGTATTCAGTTTGTATTTTTTTTTGTCCAGATATAATGAGTGGATTTTGTTCAACTTAATTAAAAATTATTACTTAATTTAATTTATTATGAATAAGTTACATGCTATATTAATAATACAAAAGCAATGGAGAGAATCTAATTCAAATTATATATATAATTAACTTACACTTTTCATTTTTTTAACATGTTTAGGTATTTATTGTCTTTACAAAGATAGGAAAAAAATATATTCCTGTTAAATCGATTCTTTGAAACAGTGCGCAATTATTTTAATCAAATATATGACATCTTTAACATTTTTTTGAATATTGACTTGTACTTCCTGTCGAAGAACAATTCCACGTTTCATTTTCATTATTACATTTGTTAATTCGCAGGACCGCCGAGCTTACCGACGGCGTAGCAGTCGAGCTGACTGAAGTTTATAATTTCCCCTGTCCGCGTGTCACTCGGGTAACCCGAAGCGAATTCGGTCACGGTGATTTTAATCTTAATATTGTCATAATTTTGGACATTTAAAATTGTGTAGTATCCCTTGAGCTGTTCAAAACGTCCCTTGCACGCGTCGTTGGTGTCAGGGTAAGGCCCGACCATTTGACCAACAACTGAGTCACTATAATCGATGTAGGTAGGCATCGATTCTGCGCTATCACCGTCGGCACGGTTCGTAGCCACCTCACCCGTAAGGTAAATACGATTACCAGACTTGAGAAGATCGAGGATTTTAGTTTTGTCACCATACGCAACTGCGTAATTATCCGGTATTCTTACGTAAATGTCACTGTTTTTAAATTCCACGATTACGGCGGGCCACGTCGATGGTGGCGGTGTCGGTGGCGGTGGGGCGGGTGGGTCCGGTTCAATGTACGCGTCAAAAAAACAGAGACTGTTGCTAGCGGGGTATGTATAGTTATCAACTTTAAAAAGTCCATCCGCGTCTGGGTTGGTCGTCACAGTGTGCTCCCCGGCCAGTGCGGCCAGACTCGGGGTGCACGCATCTTTTTCGGCCTGCGTCATTTCAAAGTCGGTATACGAATTAGCCGGTGCGAAGTTGGTGCTCAACACTATCTTTTTGCCTTTTTTCACAAGTTTATTATTCACCTTGCGCGTATTGTCATCCTTATACTGCAGCCCCATTGTGCCCCCGCCAGTAGGATTCATAATGGTAATGGTCTTATATCCTGTAGGTTTAGTGGTGGGTACGATATTGCACTGCCCGATGACGTCTGAGGGGTTTTGGAAGTCTGGTGCGTACGTTGTATACTCATACCCGTCCGCACAATCATCCGCGCTCAGCGCGTGACATTCGTTCGGTACTATTGAGGTCATTAAATGGTACGAATTCTTGTAGCCGACCTTAGTAGCGGTGCAAGGAACGTTTGTTTGATTGCATTTGCCCCACTCAGTACTGTTATTGTCGTGTTGGAAGTGGTATCCCGAACTGCACGAGTCCGGGGCGGCCTTGCACGTCGTGTACTCATTAGAATTTAGTTTTAGGAATTTGTACTTTGTATCGTACCCCATCTCGTTATCGTCTGGACACTGCGTTTTGGTGTCTAGACACTCATTGTTCTCAAACACCTGGTCGCTGGCACATCCAGACACGTCAGTTGCTTTGCAAGCGGTGTCACCTGGCATGATATATCGACTGATAGAACTCGGACTGGTTGGACACACCTGAGCTTCGCTCGGCCACCCTTTGCGGCATATCCCATAATTCTTGTCGGTGAGCTTAATGAATGTATAATCGGGCTCGCATCCGGTATCATCCTTCGTGTAGCAGGGATACGGTTGATTCCCATCAATAGAGAACAGTTTATCGCTCTTCATTCCGTCTGTACCACCGTTCACGCAGTCAAAAGATAAAAAGGGATCGCACCGCCACGTGCCCGTCACCTGATTTACTTTATCATCATCGCTCTGTTCACATGTCGACGTGAGACCGAGTGGTTCGCACGGGTTTGGGCCACAGTAGGGATCGGCGGCGAGCCTAGCCTGGTAGGCGTCGATTGCTGCCAACTCCTCAGGGGTCATCTGCCCCCTACGTACACATGTCCCATCGTCTGCTATATAATTGTCTTCAAGGTCACACTCTACACACGCCGAGCCCGCAATCGCATAGCCGTCGATACATGTGTCTGGAACACACGTGTCATCTTTGACTACGTAAATATCAGCGTTGTCTACTTTTTCATCGTCTGTAGGAGTACATGTAGTTTCATCAAGTTCAAGTTCACATGTTCCGGCTGATAACTGATAGCCGTCGATACATGTGTCTGGAACACACGTGTCATCTTTGACTACGTAAGTATCAGCGTTGTCTACTGTTTCATCGTCTGTAGGAGTACATGCGTCTCCATCGTCTGGGTCATTGCCCTTCCGTAGTAGAAAATATGCAGCTACAATTATGCTGAGTACAACTAGAACTCCTATAATGTAGTATGTTGAGCTTCCACCACCACTTGCATTTGCATTACCATTTGCATTTGCATTTGCATTACCATTTGCCATTTATAATATGTTAACTATTATTATTTTGGGTAAAAAAAGTAAAATAAAAGAAAAAGTTTATTTTATTTTAATAAAAAAAATGAATCCTGAAGAACTTAAGAATAAATTAATTTTGCACTTGAGAGTTAATAAGTTGGATAACACGGGTATTTTTCCACCCATTTTGCTTTATGAACTTTTGATTACTAAACAATTTGTAAATTGTAGACTAAAACAGGGATTTATATCAATGAATAATGAAGGTCACTGTTGGCATCTCTGGATTGAAAACGGAGAAGAAGAGATTGATATAAATCAGGATATAGCGCGCCACCTTAACGATTATTTCAAATTGATTAATTTTGACTTGACAACAGAACCTCCTAAAAAATATGACAAGGATGAAACGAACGTTTGTCAATGGGAACTTTATAATGAAGACAAGAATAAATTTTGGAAAGAGCAGCCAATGAAGTATAGAAATTTTCGAGCAAAAATTCTAAATAAAATTTTTAAAGATTGTTAATTAATAAACCATGAAGTTTTCTGTGAAAGGAAATAAATATGAAGTAACACTACCAAATGATCAAGGATATTTCCAAATTTGTAATAGTGATAAATATCCTAATATGAGTATCCATATTTGTGAAACAAGTAGTTTCCGTGGCAAAGGATACTCATATAGGATGATTAAATTGCTCCTTGAAAGAACAATGGATGTTTTTAAACCATCGGACATGGTTTACATAGACACAGAAGCAAGTGAGATTTGTTTCTGGAGTAAAAAATTAGAAATGGCAGACACTTACGAAGAAACTGGATATGAATACGGGATTACATTTGATAAATTAAGAAGAAATATTAGAAAAAAAGTGCGTCAATCCGTAGATTGATTAACGTTGAAAAAATATAGATAAACCAAGACTTAGCAATACACCAACCCATACCATAGTTCCTGTTGAATTAAGATTTTTCAATAGTGCTGGTGGTCTTAGAAAATACAAAAGAGGAACCAAAAGAGCAATCCCTGCTACACCAGGTGTAACGTTTACATCGAGACTTGACACCCCGCGTCCCTTTAATTTTTTGTGTTCTCTATACAAATTCAGTCCAATCATGCGAGTAAATAAGACTGACATGAAACCTAGAACAGCCAACAAATAAACGTTGGTGTCTGCCATAAGTTGTTTTACTTGTATAGCCAACATCCCACCAAGACCACCAAGAAGACCTTCGACAAAGTCTTCGTCTGTTAATAATTGAACCATTTTGTGTGTTTTTTAAAATAACAAAAACATTTTTTTTAATTTCAAAAAGTCTAAAAGTCTAAAGGATTTTTAGACTTTTTTCTCTCGGCTGGTGTTCTAACGAGATATAAAAGTGTGATAAATAATACGACTGATATAAGGGAGATTTCTATGTCCTGAGTAGCCGTGAAGGCTATGCATGACATTGTGAAAATTTTAAAAGCTACATTTTTTGATATTTTCTTGAGTCTTGATGGTTGGTCTTTCAATGACATTCCACCGAATAGTCCTTGATATATGACAATTAAGCTGAAGACAATTGTATATCTTTTTATAAATTTTTCGATCGATGAAAATCCTGGAACAATATTCATGGTGTTAATACTTATATATATATTTTTTTTTCTAAAAAGACGGAGGGGATTTACTATATTTATCAAGTAAAGTTATAGTATTATCCATGATTTCCATATTAATTTTTACGCCCTCATTCCATTGTGTTTCTGCGTCATCTCTCTCTTCTTCAACTAACATTTCTGACAGACTTTTTTTTGCGTTTGTGATTTCAGTTTGGAGCCCGGTCAGGTCCTCTGATCTCCATTCTTTAAAATATCCAAAAAAAATAGGATATTCATTATTTACATTGTCTTGTTGATCAAAAACTAAAAAATCTGCAAGTCTTTTGGATGAGTGTCGAAGTCCTTCACAGCCTTCATCCAAGAGATTTAGTGTAAAACAAGTTAATAAAACTCGAACGTTTAAAGTTGGGTAAGCTTCTTTTACTTTTTTAATATTTGTAAAATCCAATAGTTTCACCATGAGTGTATCGTAGTTTTTTTCGTTATATAAATTGTTTAAAAACTTTTTCATTTTATTATTATTAAATATTTTTTTTAAAATATTTTTTATTATTTATAAACAAAAAATGGAAAGCGAAGACAAACTCGAAGAATGGATTGAAAAATCTTTGTGTTTCAGATGGCTTCATCGTAATTCATGGTACTATTATAGTCAACTGGATGTTATATTTTCCTATTTAATTATCTCGATTGGTATATTCAATGCTCTTACAACATTTGTGTGTAACAATTATTTTAGTTTAAATAACAAAGCAAAAAATACAGAAACTTTTATTTTGAGTTCTTCATCTTTGGCAATTTCTGGAATTGCTCAACTTCATCGAAAAGCTAAATTTTATGAAAAATCTCAGCAACATATCCAAGCATCAAAATTATTTGAAAATTACAATCGAAAACTACGCACAGAATCAATGTTACAGTTGGAAGAATCTTCACTACGAGAAATTATTAAAGAATACGATGAAATTGCCAATAGTCAGGCAGAAATTCCATATTTTGTAATTAAAAAATTTAGAAAAAAATATGGAGATTTAAAAATTTGGAAACCAAATATACTTTATGATCTAAGAGACGTTAAAAAACGAAAAGAAACACAAATCACTGAAAATCCTGTAGAATTAAAGGCGTATTTCTACGCATGGGTTCTTGCTACGGCAAATAATAAAAAACATTTAATTTTAAATATTTAAACTAAAACCTAATTTTTTCTTTGATGACAAGATTTGCATAAAACCTGTAAAAAATAAAAAAATAAAAAAAAACTTTTGGTACCACCAATGGAATTAAAAAAAAAATAAGTTGTAGTAATAAATAAAAATAATGTGGAGTTTAATTTTCAAGTATTTTCCATATGAGGACAACAATATTTCCCGCAACGCTGTTAGTTTTTCTCACTCGTTATTAACATCTGCACTCATTGGTTTCAATTTCAAGCACGAAATAATTACATTGTGTTCGGGTTCATATTTTATATGGGACATGCTATACATGCTTGAAAATCGAATACAATATGGATATATGTATCACCATTTAGTAAGTTTATTATTTTTATTTTCAAATTATTCTCCACTATTTATTTATAAACTTTTACTCAATGCAGAAATTTCAAATTTTCCGGGATACATAGTTTATCACAAATTAAAAATAAAAAAAAATTGTAATTTTGAAAAAGTAATTCAATTATTATTTTATTTTTATTTTAGAATTTATATTTTTACAACTTTTGTTTTCAAATATTATGAAAATAATTTTATTATGAACAATTTATTAGTTATATATTTTTTAGGCCAAGTTTGGTTTGTAAAACAAGCAAGAAAAATTTGTTGATCTAATTATTTTATAAATAAGATATGAAGTCCCATTCTTTATCTTTAGATTCTGTAATATCAAGATCACATTTGTTACTGCAAAGTATCTTCTAAAGTGATGTATTTATTTTCAGCATATTTTATCATTTATATTTTCAATATATACATCTCCTAAAGTATATGATTATGCTAAAACATTAAATAAATATATATAATTTTCTGTATAACCGTTTTTCCGAAGTCTAAAGTCATAAAGTTTTTGTTTATACGCATCGGCACCAACTTTTTTCATCAGGTTCGAGTTTTTTTTTTTAAAATTAAAATGTAACAACATATTAAAAAAAAAAAATAATGGTAGGATTTTTGAAATTCTTGACGAATACGGGCAACGACGTGCTCCACGGACTCAAAGAGGCGGAGGAAGGCGTTGTTCACCTGTCGCAAGACACCGTCAAATTAGTTAGCGACCTTGCGACCGGTAATTGGAAAGATATTCCAGCAGACGCCTTCCATACATTAGGTGACGTATTCGATATTGCTCAAGGGGCGATGGACACAGTTGTTGACCCTGCGGTCGATATTGGGGTTCAGGCCGTTGGTGAAACGATTAGGGCGGCAGGTGGCAAAAAAGCGGCAGACTGGCTCGAGTCTCCCAAAGGCAAGAAGGCGGCCGCTTTTGGCTTGAACATCGCACTGCTCTGCTGCGGAATTGGTGAAGCTGGTATGGCCATGGAAGGTGTGGAAGGTGTGGAAGCTGCGGAAGAAGGCGTGCAAGCCGCGGAAGCTACCGAAGAATTTAGCAACTCACTCAACAACCTCACCAAAGTGACCGAGGATGGCGCCAACGCCGCCCGCGAGGGGGATGCGGCAGCGCAGGAAGCGGCAGTCGCCGAACAAGAAGAAGCCGCCGCCAAAGTGAAAGAGGAAAATGAAGCGCTAACGGAAAAATCCAAAGACCGGTCCAAATTTAATAAGTCCCGGGAAGGCGTAAAAAAAAAGTACTCGAAATTACAAAAATTCGCCAAGATTGGGCTTGAGGGGAACGTCATCGATGCAGCCATTGACTATATGCTCAGGAACGGAGAAGTCCCTGAGACTCCACCCGAAGTCCCACCAGCGCCGTCGACCATCGCATCCTACATCTTCGCGGCGATTGGTCTCTTCGTCCTTATGTTTTCGATATTAAGACATTCAGGTAAATGGATTATGATCAGCATCCTCATCGAGCTGTTCGCGGTGGCTCTGTTCTTGTATAATCGAATATTTTGAAGAGAAAAAATAATATATATATATTATTATTATTATAAAACATGGCGAACAAAATCCCAGGTAGTCCGCTGATGGTAAAAATACTGATTTTCCTCGCGTTCGGGGCATTTGTCATCTTCGCGGTCGGAATGTTGTGGCAAACTGCCAAGAATACAATTCCGGGTATCACTTGTCTGACGTCAGAGGGTCAGCAGACCACGATGTGTAAATTGATGGACGGTCTAGCCCTCGCGGCCGGTGCTAAGAAGGTGTCTGATATAACAGGAATGACCAAGAAACTTAAGGAATATAAGGAGGCGAAGGTAGCGAAGGAAGCGAAGGAAGCGGAGGAAGCGGCTCGGCTGGCGAAGGAGAGCAAAGAGGGGGCGGAGGGGTTGAAGGAGGGTGAGGAGGGTTTAGAGCTGCTTAAATTTGCTTAAATTATAATAACTTACAGAAATACGTCGCTAAGGAGAGTAAGAATGACACTCCTCGATCAAATAACCGCGTTGGTAGAGAAAGCTCAGTGAGCGAATGAAAATCCGTGTGCAAATTTCCCTAAGGTAACCCCTTCCTACACTCCCCTAAATCAACAGTCTTGAAGATACAGCAGTACTCATGACTCTTAACCTCTCTCCCATTCGCTTTGTTGACACTGGTCTTTGTACCCGTATTGAGTCCCTTTTGATTCGTCACTCTCTCAATGATGTTAGTCTGCATAAAAAGTTGAAGGATGTGACTTCTCTTATAAAAGCAAATCCAAGGTCTTTATTATTTAAGACAAAGGTCCATGAAGTTCTTCAGAAGATTGAGAAAAATCTTCTGAAAAAGTCAAACTACAACTTGGTGATTCGCAACATCCCAAAGATGGCTATCTCTTTCGATAAAAGGGAATTGGTATTTGTGACATGCGCTTCGATAAGGGACACAATGAAACAATTTGGGGATGTGTCTTCACTTTCCATGAAATATGGAGTTGCTTATATCGAAATAACTAACAATCTATACACACATAATACTTTAAACAAAATGCAACTCGGGGAAAATATTATTACTACTGAAGTTGTTTAAAACAAAAAAAAATTGTGTCTGACCTTCCCTAAGGTAGTAACCCCTCTCTCAAGCACAATGTCAACTACCGACCTGACCGAGGAGGAAGTGTCTGAATGTTTATCACAAAGTGATAAATTTAAATTGATTGGCATTTCAATTTTTTGTTTGTTTTTACTTGCACTTCTTCCCGCCATTATTTGATTTTGTCTCAAACAAAAAAAATTCGTATCTGAATATATCCTAAGGTTTCTACAAACTTTTTCATATAACTTAAATAAATTAAAATTAACTTTAAAAAAAAAAAATAAATAAATTAAAATTAACTTTAAAAAAAAAAATAAATAAATTAAAATTAACTTTAAAAAAAAACTTTTAAAAAATAAAATAAATTAAAATTAACTTTAAAAAAAAAAAAATAAATAAAAAAAACTAAAAACTAAAAAAAAAATTCGTGTCTGACCTTCCCTAAGGTAACCCTCCCCCCTTCACTTTTGTTTCATCTCAAACAATGCCCACTATCTCCAATGACACCATCCGCGAAATCTACAACCTCTGCGGAAACCTTCGTTTCCCGGTTGAAGAGTACTGCATTGGGTGCGGGAATTGTGAACATTATGGATTTCCTTGTGCCAACTGCGCTGCCTACGTTTTCGGATACCAATTGGGATTTGGAGAAAGGGGAGAAGCCGTTTCTGGAGGAAATAGTGATACGGCGGTAGGAACACCTTCATGTTCAGACGAGGAACCACCCTCCCCAACAAAAAGTGAAGAATCTGTGACATCCCCGTGTGTCATTGATCCTGAATCTCCATTGGGTCTTATTCTTCAGAACTGTTAAAAAAACTAAAAAAACTTTAAAAAATTAAAAAAACTAAAAAAACTTTTGGTGTTTTTGAACACCATCAAAAAACTTTGAAAGGAAAAAAAATCGTGTCTGAAATACCATAAGTTTGGAGGAACTCCAAACTCTACATCAAACTCTCTGAACCCCAAACCTTTACGAGATGACGGATGTTAATTGGTGTAAAAAATGCTTGGTTGAGGAGACGATTGACGTTGATGATTTGTTGTGCCATTCGTGCTACCATCGTAACGAGGGTGCTAATTGTTGGTGCGATGGACAACCAATCAAAGCAGTGCAAAGGCGATGTCATTTTATTCACATTTTCGATATTGATTGGAACACTGATGGTGAATTAATAGATGATTTACCTCAAGAAATGGCTGTGAAGGATGATGGGGAGGAGTTTGTGGATGATGATGGAGAAATAAATAATGGTTTAATATCTGACTGGTTGAGCGATAGGACAGGTTGGTTGGTGAATTCATTTTCGTGGAAATTTATTGATGAAGAAATTTATTGTTGAATAAAAAAAATTAAAAAAAATTAAAAAAAAATTAAAAAAAAATTAAATTAAAATTTTAAAAAAAAACAAAAAAACTTTTGGTGTTTTTGAACACCGCCAATATAAAAATTTATGGAATTAAAAAAAAAATATAATAAAATAAAAAAAAAACAAAAAAACTTTTGGTACCACCAATATAAAAATTTATTTCTTCATATAAATACACTAAGTAAATAGTTTAAAGAATTAAATATATAGTATATTGTGGGAATATCCACAGTTTATCGCTTCGTTAGCTCAGTTGGTTAGAGCGGTCGTCTTATGTTATTTAATAGCATATGAAATCCTAGTAAATAGGATAAGTGAGCGAGCGACAGGTCGAGGGTTCGAACCCCTCACGAAGCATTTTATAAATATTTTAATTATATTTATAAAATGCTTGTAACACCAACAAAAGGAAAATAAAAAACTTTAAAAAATAAAAAAACTTTTGGTGTTTTTGAACACCATCAAAAACTTTGAAAGGAAAAAAAATCGTGTGCACAAAGCCCTACGGTCTTCCCGGGAGCTACTCAGTTACTCAGTTCTCTATCTTCATCTCAAGCACACACATAACACGTACATCAAACAATGGACTATGATAATAAAGGAAAAATTGTACCTTACATAACATTAAAAACCTACCTCACAAGTCATCAGTTTTATTCTCTGGAAAGTACGATAGAAACACAAATAAAAGCATATCAAGATGAACTTGTCAATAAACACGGTTACTCCTGTAGCAGTACTGTGATTGACCAAAAACTTGCTAATTTTTTCATTAAACGTTTTGCTTTTAGGTTGCGAGATTGTTACACTAAACAAGATCTTGGACGCTTTGTTTGTTTTGGAAATGCTAGATGCTATGAAAACGAGTCAGTAGATCCAGACAACTTTATAATGAGTCGCCCTCAAGTCATGAAATGGTTCAGACAGACAATAACATGGAAAAGGTCTGATAGCTTTATTGTGAATGAGGATCATTCTGAAATTTTAGATGAACCAGTCGGCAAAGAATTATATTTAATATCAGACGATGTTTTTTTTTTAAAATATTTTTTAAAATATTTTAAAGGTGAACCATTTGAAGGAACAAACAATAGGGACAATAAACTATTATATTCACATGGAATAAGAAAGAAAGTAGAAACATCTGTTGAAAACCAAAAACAGTCATTGATTTCGATGTGGAGAGATTATTCTAGAAATTATATTAGTAAATGTAATATATATTATAATTTGAATAAACCAAAATTGAATGACTTGGATGACGAAGAAAAAGAAGAAGAATGGAACACTGTATTAAAAAATATGGGAATTTGCGTCGCAAGTGGTTTCCACAGTAACCTGTATTGGGAAACGGAAAAAGGGAAAACTATTAGAAAAAAAGCTCAGGAAACTATTAGAAAAAAAGCTCAGGAAAAAATGAATAAACCAATTTTGGATGAGATTGTATGGGTTCCACAAAAGAAAGCATAAATAAAATAAACTTTGCCCCTCATAAAAAACTTTTGGTACCACCAATTGGAATTAAAAAACTTTGCCCCCTCATAAAAAACTTTAAAAATTAAATAAATAATTGAATTAAATAAAATAAATTAAATAAATAAATTAAATAAATAATTGAATTAAATAAAAAAATAAAAATAAATTAAATAACTAAAAAAACTTTAAAAAATAAAAAAAACTTTTGGTGTTTTTGAACACCATCAAAAAAACTTTGAAAGGAAAATAAAAAAAACTTTTGCCCCCTCAAACTTTAAAAAAGGCGTGTGCACCGCACCCTAAGGGATCTTCCGGACTTGGAGAACTTCATCTTCCTCTCGAGCACTTCCAAGAAAGGGATCTTCCGGACTTGCAGAACTTCCAAGAAAAGGCGTGTGCGCAAAGCCCTAAGGTCCCCCGGGAGCTACTCACTTCTCCATCTCCCTCCTCCCTCTCAAGCACAATGAACTCTCTTGACTTTGATGATTCAAAAGATTATGAAAAGTATCCAGCGCGCGACTTTTCAAAATGGTATAGATACGAACCACCATCTGATCAACAAAAGGAAAATAAAATAAAATAAAAAAAAACTTTTGGTGTTTTTGAACACCACCAATATATAAATTTATGGAATTTTGAAGAAACTCCAAGAAAAGGCGTGTGCACCGCACCCTAAGGTCCCCCGGGAGCTACTCACTTCTTCATCTTACACACGCACGTGTTTTTTCTTCTTCTTGAAGAAAAGAAAAAGGCGTGTGCGCAAAGCCCTAAGGTCCCCCGGGAGCTACTCACTTCTCCATCTTCCTCTCGAGCACTTCTTCAAATTTTTTGAAGAAACTCCAAGAAAAGGCGTGTGCACCGCACCCTAAGGTCCCCCGGGAGCTACTCACTTCTTCATCTTACACACGCACGTGTTTTTTCTTCTTCTTGAAGAAAAGAAAAAGGCGTGTGCGCAAAGCCCTAAGGTCCCCCGGGAGCTACTCACTTCTCCATCTTCCTCTCGAGCACACTTCTTCTTCAAATTTTTTGAAGAAACTCCAAGAAAAGGCGTGTGCACCGCACCCTAAGGGATCTTCCGGACTTGCAGAACTTCATCTTCCTCTCGAGCACTTCCAAGAAAAGGCGTGTGCGCTTCCGGACTTGGAGAACTTCATCTTCCTCTCGAGCACTTCCAAGAAAGGGATCTTCCGGACTTGCAGAACTTCCAAGAAAAGGCGTGTGCACCGCACCCTAAGGTCTTCCGGACTTGGAGAACTTCATCTTCCTCTCGAGCACTTCCTGACTTGCAGAACTTCACTCCAAGAAAAGGCGTGTGCGTAAAGCCCTAAGGTCCTCGGTATCTACTCAGTTTTCATTTAAAGTTTTCAGTCTTTCTCTTTGTAAGAAGAAATCATGGCTGCTACCTGTGTAGAGACTTTTCTGGAGACCTTTGTGACCCAAGAGAAGCACGATGAGGCCCGCGCCGAGATGGAGGAGATTTTCGCAGCCATGTCTGCCGAACTCGCCCGGGAAATTTTCCGCAACTTCAAGGGTGTGACCAACTCCGAGTCTGAGACCGAAGAGGAGGAGGAGGAGAAGAAGCCCAAGAAGAAGCGCGCTCCCCGCAAGAAGAAGGAGGAGGTTGAGAAGGCCGAACGCCCCATCTGCTCTGGTCTGACCGCCGCCGGGAACCAGTGCAAGAACAAGGCTTGCGAGAACGAGGAGTTGTGCCACGTGCACCTCAAGAAGAAGAATGAGCCTCCCAAGGAGAAGAAGCCAAAGGAGAAGAAGCCGAAGAAGGTAGCGGAGCCCAAGAAGACCAAGAAGGCCAAGAAGAAGGTTCCGGAGCACAACCACGAGTTGACCGAAGAGGTTACAGAGGACTGTGCTCTTTGTGAGAGTCATGGCAACAAGGTGGACGAGAACTTCGATGAGGAATTCGAACTTGATGGCGACGTCCAGAGCACTCTCAAGGCTATTCTCGCTAAGGCATCCGATGAGGAGGAGGCATCCGATGAGGAGGAGGAGGAGGAGGAGGAGAACGAAGACATGCAGTTTCTCAAAGAGATGGAGGAGGAGCTCACCAGCCCGCTGACCAGCCCGCTGACCCGCTCGAAGACACGCGACGAAGCCTAAATGAAACCAAAAAAATAAAAAAAATCAAAACCAAACTCAAACCAAATGTAAATACTGTAAATAAACTTGGCCAAGGTATGGCCCGAAAAAACCAAACCAAACTCAAACCAAAACCAAATGTAAATACTGTAAATAAACTTGGCCAAGGTATGGCCCCGAAAAAATAAAAAAAACTTCAGGACAAATTTTTTTCTTAGACATATATTGAGAAGAAAAATCAAAAATTGTCCTTTAATTACACAAAAAAAACAAAAAATGCCCCTTAATTCCACAAACTAAAAAAAACACATTTTTGGGTTTCACCCGGCCCGAAGGGCCGCCGCGTAGCGGCAAAAATG